CCCCGGAAGCCAAGCAGGGCCTCTTCGGCCTCAACGTCGGCGACAACACCTACGATGGCCTGATGGGCATCGCGTCCTCGCTCGCCGGCATCAGCAATCCCGATCAGGCCAAGGCGCTCATCGCGCAACAGGCGTCGATGAAGAAGGCCCCCACCGACCAGGGCTCGTGGTCGATCCACACATTCCCGAACGGTCAGTCGGTCCTCATGAACACCAAGGGGCAGATGAAGCCCCTGCAGGGTAACTACGCGAAGCCAGAGGAAGAGAAGGTCGACCCTTCGATCCTGAAGGACCTCAACGGCGACTGGGGCGAGAAGTACGGCGGCCTCCACTACGCGGCGGGCCGCGCCAAGGAATTCAAGGACGCCATCGACAGCGGTAAGCTCGACCTCGACATTGCGTCGCGAGGCAAGGCGTACTGGAACTCGATCTGGGGCCAAGCCGACCCGCGCAGTCAGCTCTACAACGACTACGAAGCGTGGCGCACGCAGCTCGCCAACGACAGCCTGCGTCTCAACGCTGGTGTTCAGACCGAAGGCGACGCACGGCGCGCCAAGGACGAGCTGGCCTCCGCAGCCGGTCAGTATGACAAGGGCACCGTCTCGAAAGCCCTTGGCAACTTCATCGACCGCACCGGCAAGGTGATGCAGAGCAGCGCGCGCGACCAGCTCGACAGCTACTCCAGCAACTACAAGAACAGAGAGCCGTTCTCGCCGTATTACAAGAAGCTCGAAGAGCAACAGAAGTTCTACGACGATTACGCGAAGTCCGGGGCGGCTACGCCCCCCGCTGTTGTGCCCCCAGGCAAACGCCCGCCTCTAAACTCAATCTTCAAATAGGAAACGAATGGCCGGACTGCAGATCGACCCGACCTCCATTGAGACTGCACGTGCAGCCGGCTATTCTGACGCTGAAATCGTCAACCACCTATCCGCCAAGGCGCCTGACCAGTTCAAGGCGGCGAAGGATGCCGGGTACGACGATGGTGAAATACTAGCGCACTTCTCAGGCAAGGCACCCGAGCCCTCCGGGGCTCTCGCTGGTGCCGTCCACGGCATGAAGCAGTTGGCCCATGGCGTCGCCGAGACCGCGCGTCAGAACGGCGTCGGCAGCGGCTATGCCGTCAACGACCCGAACTACGTCCCAGCGAACCCCTTGCACCCCAGCGAGTGGGGACAGGTCCTCACCGAGAACCTCCCGGCCTTCGGCGGTGCCCTTACGGCCGGCACGCTCGCCAAGGGCGCAGCGGGTCTCGCCAAGGTCCCGAACCGATACGCGAAGCTCGCTGGCCTCGGCGGTGCGGCCCTAGCCGGCTGGCTGATGACCGCGGGCGACACGGCGAAACACCGCGCAGAAGTCCGCACGGGCAATCCCGACGCAGAGCCAACTGCCGAAGACAAGACCATCGGCTACGGCACCGCAGCCGCAGCACAGGCCGCAGGATCCATCGGCCCTGGCCGGTTCATCCCCGGCATGGTTAAGGCTGGCCTGCCGACCGCGACCAGCGCCCTGCAACGCGCTGCCGGTTCGGTAGCCGCAGGCGCCGCGGGTAACGCTGCGGCCTCGACCATCACTCAGGCGGGCACGACCGCAGGTACCGACCAGGGCCTCACTGTCGACCCCCTGCAGGTCGGCAAAGACGCCGTCACGGGCGCAGTGACCTCTGGGCTCCCCGCTTCCTTCCAGTTGGCAGGAGGCATGGCGCGCGCATCGTCCATGCGTGAGCACACGGCGTCGCCCGAGAACATCGCGGCCACCAAGGCCGTCGCGACGCGCCTGGAGAATGCCGCGGGTGGTGCTGATAATCTCGGCGCCTCGTGGAAGGGCGCGACGAAAGACCACTCGTTCAACGAGGTCGTCAAGTCCGACATCAAGAACGAACTCGGCGACGCCGCCAAGAACGTGCGCCAGCAGGTCCCCCAGCTGAGCCCCGACGCCGACAACGCGCTGCAGCGTGCGCAGAACCACGAGCCGCTGACGGCGAATGACGTAGCACTTATAGCCAAGGAAACGGCAGGGGCCCCTGATGGCCCGAACGCTGCCTTCCTTGCTCGTCAGGTGCACATGCAGCAGCTGATGAATGACCGCGGCTCCTACACCAAAGGCAAGTGGGCGGGTGGTGTCTCCGGCGCCTTCGACGCCAACGTTGGTTACATGCTCAACCCGTTCCGAGCAGCGACTGGCATTGGCGCATCGGCTATGGGCATGCATCTGCTCGGTGCCAGCAATCCGCTGTTCATGGGCTCAGCGCTCGGCGCCTACGGCATCGCCCGCAGCATCGACAGCCTCACGGGCATGCGCTCGCCCGCGAAGACGTTCGCTGAACACTTCGCCGACCGCAACGCTCAGCTTCGGGTCCCCACGCAGCAGACCCCTGCGCCTCCTGCTCCCCCGCCTCCCAGCGGGCAAGCTCAAGGACCGTGGGGCCCGAAGCCTCTTCCGCAGCAGTCCGTGCCCCAGCAGGCGGCCCCGCAGGCCCCTCAGGCCGCACCTGCCAGCTTCGACCCGCTGATCGCGCAGACGATGGCTCACGCCGCCCTGATGCAGAAGGCACAGCCCCCGGCACCGGAGCCGCAGGCGCCGCAGCTCGACCCGCTGAACCTTCCGACCTCGATCACGAAGTCGGCGAAGAACCTCATGGGCGGCATCAAGACCGTCCAAGAGATCCGCGAGAAAGAGCAGGCCCGCACCGCGGTCGCCGGCCTCCAGTCTCCCCTGGTGGAAGAGGCGCCCCTCGACGTCACGCAGAACCCGATGGTGGGCAAGCGAGCCTCACAGCTCGTGAGCGCTGCCAACGCCCTGCGCAAGTACACTGGCGCTGACGTCGCCGAACGTGAGCAGGCCCAGGCAGAAGCCCAGGCCGCGCGTGAAGAGAAAGCCGCCGCCAAGGCAGCAGAGCGTGAGAAGACCGCGACCGAACGTGCGCAGGCTATGGCCGACCGTGCGAAGATCAAGGCGGAAGCTGCTGCTGTGAAGGCGCAGCAAGTCGCACAGCGGGAAGCCCACAAGGCCGAGCTGGCGAAAGCCAAGATTGAAGCCAAGGCCGCCACCGACAAGGTGAAAGCCGCAGCCGCGAAGGTCAAGGCGCCGAAGCCCGAGCCCAAGGCCGCCCCCGAGGCGCCTAAGGAAGCGCCGCAGGCCGAAGCCACCTACGAGCCGATCTCTGACGATTTGCTGACCCGCAGGGGTCTCAGCGACGATCAGGTGTCAGCGCGTGAGGTCGCCGACTACGCTCCGGGTCTGCGCGATAAGTACGCCAAGAACATCAAGTTCCGGCGCTCCACGCTGCGCAACCGGCTTGAAGAAGTCGCAGGTGATGCGAACGACGTCGACAGCTCTGCCATCGGCAAGCTCTATCACCAGATCGATCACAGCCACAGCCAGAAGGACGTCCAGCGCCACCTCGCGCATTGGACGGCCAAGATGGACCCTGCGACCAAGCAGGCCATCCACGCTGCCGTGGCTCCGCTGCTGAAGCTTTGGAAAGAATGACCAATAAGACCGTGAGGGGGGTCAAGATCAAAAAGATCCCCCTCTTTGGCCGAGTAGACAAGCGTTGCCGCCCGCGTCCCGACATCAGCGCCCTCAAGAAGGCGCAGTGGGAGGACCCAGAGTTTCGCGCTCGTCATGCGGCGGCGCTCAAAGCCTCGCACAAAGCCGATCCCACCAAACACTCTCGTGCTGGTGTCCCCACCGGACACACGCGCGAATCCGTGGCGCCCCTATGGGAGCGCGCACGCGAACTAGCAGACAGGTTTATCCAGATCATGAAAGACAAAGGCGAACTGCCTGAATACGAGTTTGTCGATGTCGATGTGGACGGTGATGTGCATAACGTCAAGGTCCCGACCAGCGACAACGGCAAGGCCGAGGCCGCGCTGAAGGAATGCTTCGTGCTCGCGGTAGGCCCCAGCGATCAGAAGATCAAGATCCAGGCGATCAACACCATCCTCAACTTCACGAAGTCGAAGCCTGAGAGCAAGTCCAAGCTGACGCTCAACAAGGCCGAGGACTTCCTCGACGAGATCATCCGCGGCGATGACTGAGGAGCTGACTGAGAGCCAGAAGAAGGCTCGCAAGCGGCTCTATGACGACTTCGCGTTCTACGCGCGCCATTGCATCAAGATCAGGACGAAGCAGGGCAAGATTGCCCCGCTCGTTCTCAATCGCGTGCAAGAGCGCTTCATGGAGCGTGTGCTCGCCCAGTTAGAGCACAACGGCAAGGTCCGCATGGTCGTGCTCAAGGCACGCCAGCAGGGCCTGTCCACCGTCATCTCGGCCCTCCAATATTGGTGGCTGTCGCAGCGCAAGGCCCAGAAGGGTCTCGTCATGGCTCACGAGAGTGAGAGCACGACGTCGCTGTTCGACATGTATCGGCGTATCCACGACAATGTTCCCGATATCGTACGCCCTTCGACAAAGTATTCATCACGCTCCGAACTCGTCTTTGACAAACTGGACAGTGCGCTTCGTGTTGCTACTGCTGGTGGTCGGGGTGTTGCGCGCGGTGAAATGCTCACGTTCGCGCACCTCTCTGAGGTAGCGTTCTGGCCGCCCGCCTTCGCCAACAACAACTTCAACGGCCTCGTCCAGGCGATCCCTGAAGAGCCCGGCACGTTCATCTTTCTGGAGAGCACCGCGCAAGGTGTGACCGGCAAGTTCTACGACATGGCCCAGGGCGCCGACCGCTCAGACCAGCACTGGAACGGCTACGAGTTGTTTTTCTCGGCGTGGTTCGAGAGCGCTGAGTACCGCGAGGCCGCACCTGCTGACTTTCAGCGGACGCCCGAGGAAGAGGACCTTATCAAAGCGTTCTCCGACAAAGGGCTCACCTCCAACGACCAACTTTATTGGCGTCGTAAGAAGGTGGCAACGAACGGGCTCGACCTGTTCAAGCAAGAATACCCGGCGACCGCCGAAGAGGCCTTCCTATCGACCGGCCGCCCCATCTTCAACAACGAATACGTCACCGAGCGCCTCCGAATACCGCAGACGCCGCTGACACTCATGGCCGTCGAAGAGACGTACGACGAGAAGAACGGTCGTCCTCTGCCGCTGCGAGTGATACGCGAGCATCCCCGCGGTGAGCTGAAGATCTATCGGCCGCTAGACCCGGCTGAGAGCTACGTGATCGGCGCTGACGTGGGCATGGGCCTGCGCCAGGGCATCAAAGGCAAGAAGGACGGGGACCCGAGTGTCGCCCAGATTCTCGACAGCCAGATGCGCCAAGTCGCAGTATGGCGCGGCCTCTGCCATCCCGACGTGTTCGCGAAGATCCTCGAAACTTTGGGATATCACTACAATTCAGCGCTGATCGCTCCTGAGAGAAACAACCACGGTTTGGTGACCGCCGTTGCCCTCCGCGACAGCAATTACCCGTACCTGTACACAGAGACCGCAGAAGGCACGCTGGATGCCGATAGGGACACAATCCGCCTCGGCTTTTTCACGAGTGAGGCCACCAAGCCCCTGATCATCGACAAGCTCCGCGCACTAGACCGCGAGCGAGAGATTGAAATCAATGACGAACAAACGCTCAAAGAGATGAAGACGTTTGTCGTTAGTGAGAATGGAAAAATGGAAGCCGAAGCCGGAACGCACGACGACTGCGTCATTAGTTTGGCGATTGCAGCTTACGTGCATGAGGGCAAGTGGCGTCCTGTTGAGGTAGATGACAGTTACTACACCGAAGCAATCTAGCCCCGAGGGGGCTGATCGTCGCGCTTACATGAAGGCGTATTACGCCAGAAATCGTGACAAGATCAATTCGTACCAAAGGGATTGGCGCAAGAACAATCCCGACCGAGTGAACGACACACAACTTCGCAAGAAGTACGGCATCACCGTCAAACAGCGGGACGCCCTGCTATCCGAGCAGGGTGGCGTCTGCGCCATATGCACGACGGATGCTCCAGGGAATACGGGCTGGTACGTAGATCACTGCCACAACTCCGGCGCGGTACGCGGCGTGCTGTGTCACCACTGCAACTCGCTTCTTGGCTACGCGCGCGACAACCCGCAGACCCTTTCAAAAGCAATACAATACTTGAGCTAGGACAACTAATGGCGAAGAAGCCATCGACTTTATCAGACGAAGAGATTCTCGCCAAAGTCCAAGTCAAATCCACTTCGTCGGTGTCGTGGTTCGATTCCAGACTTGCACGTGAACGCGAGCGCGTGACGCGCTATATCAACGGGGATCTGCCAAAGCGGACATCCGAGGGATCGTCCTCTTACGTCAGCTCCGACGTCTACGACAGCGTGGAGATGCAGCGCTCTCAGCTGCTGGAGGTGTTCGCAGGTGGCGACCACATCGCGCAGTTTGATCCCGACCAAGACATGAACGCAGAGCTGTGTCGGGTCGCAACCGAGTACGCGTCCTACGTAATCTTCCGAGCCAACCCAGGCTACAACATCTTCAGCAGCGTCCTGTACGACGGCCTTACGGCCCGCGCCGGCGTGGCAAAGATCTATTGGGAGAAGAAGCACACATTCAGCGAGGAGACCTTCGGGCCCATCTCGTATGAGGACGCCCACGCCCTCGCGTCCCAGGACGACGTTGACACCTTCGACGCCGACCTCGACCCGGCGACCGGCACCTTCTCAGGCACCCTCTCGCGCAAGAAGGACGTCAGCAAGACCTGCATCGATCCGATTGCTCCCGAAGAGTTCCTGATCGAACCGCTGGCCACTTGCATCCTCGACGCCAAATACTGCGGCCACC